GTGCAAATTCTACCTCAACTACATTTGTTTATGCGCTAAATAACACAACTGGAAGTATTATTGCCGGCGATACGATTACTGTCACGGGCTTTGTGTCACAAACCGGATACAATGTGACAGACGCAGTTGTTACGGCGGCTAACACCATTTCAGTTACAGTTGCAGGTAGTACTACAACGGCTGAAACCATTGCAGCTACGGTAACGTATAAGGGTCTGGTTACAGAGGTGGGCACTACAGGTAATGCTGCTTTTAGTGACTCACAATCATCGTTTAATATTTCGTTCGATCAGCCACTAAAGCTATCAACTGCCATATCGTCTAACACAGTTACACGCTACTGGGAATATTACAACCAAGTTGACACTGCTCCTGGTACTTCAACATTCCAAGCGCAAACATCATCGGGCAACACATCAGCCGTTGATGAACTGCACGTAGTTATTGTTGACGAAGATGGTGGTTTCACTGGTTCACCTGGTTCGGTTCTTGAAGTATACAAGGGCCTTTCACGTGCTACAGACGCAAAAAATGCAGATGGTTCGTCTAACTACTACAAGAATGTTCTGAACGAGCTTTCACCTAATGTGTGGTGGGCTTCAGATCGTGCAAACGCTGTATCAGCTCTTGCAAATGCTATTGTATCATCGACTAACGCAAGACCACTTTCAATCTCGTTCCAAGGTGGTGTGGACAACGATGAAACAACTATTCCATTCGGCGATACTGCTCGTGCATATGATCTATTTGCTTCTGCTGAAGATGTTGATATTTCACTTCTACTTACTGGTAAGTCAGTGGGTGGTACACACGGTGAACAGCAAGCCAACTACCTAATCGACAATATTGCAGAAGTTCGTAAGGACTGTGTGGTATTCGTATCACCCGCATATGCAGATGTTGTTAATCAAGTTGGTACAGCTGCAACAAATTCTGTTGAATTCCGCAACGCGCTTCGCTCATCTTCATTCGCAGTAATGGATTCGGGCTACAAGTACATGTATGACAAGTACAATGACATCTATCGCTACATTCCACTCAATGGTGACATTGCCGGTGTGTGTGTTGTGACAGACACATCAAGAGATCCTTGGTATTCGCCAGCTGGTACAAACCGTGGTCAAATCCGGAATGTTGTTAAGCTCGCTTTCAATCCTTCAAAGGCTGAAAGAGATCTTCTCTACAAGAATGGTGTTAACCCAGTTATCTCGTCGCCTGGTCAGGGTACAATCCTGTTTGGTGATAAGACTCTTCAAGCAAAGGCTTCGGCATTCGATCGTATTAACGTTCGTCGCCTCTTTATTGTTCTTGAAAAGTCAATTGGCAACGCTGCGAAGTCAATGTTGTTTGAATTCAATGATGAGTTCACACGTACACAATTCCGCAACCTTGTTGAACCGTTCCTCCGTGACGTTCAAGGCCGCCGCGGCATTACCGACTTCAAGGTAATCTGCGATGCAACAAACAACACAGGTGAAGTTATCGATGCAAACCGCTTCGTAGGTGATATCTACGTCAAGCCAGCTCGTTCGATTAACTTTATCCAGCTGAACTTTGTTGCGGTAAGAAGCGGTATTGAATTCTCCGAGATCGTTGGCTAATAGATAAATATCAGAGATACAAGGAGAATCCTAAATGACTTTTAATATTAACGAGATGAGAGCAGGTTTGGCGCTGGGTGGGGCTCGTCCCACCCTGTTCCAGGTGCAAATCACAAACCCAATTAACAATGCTGCAGACGCAATTGCACCGTTCTTGATTCGGGCGACTTCGCTTCCTTCATCTACAATCAATCCTATCGAAATCCCATACTTTGGTCGTAAGATTAAGATTGCTGGTGATCGTACGTTTGATACATGGCCTGTCACAATAATGAATGACGAAGATTTCCGTATTCGTCATACAATGGAACAGTGGCACAACCAGATCAACTCACTTCAGACCAACTTGAACCTTAATGCAGATTCGTCGCCTCTTAACTACAAGTCGACCGCACTGGTTACTCAGTATGGTAAATCTGGTGATGAGCTTCGTCGTTATAAGTTCAACGGCATCTTCCCAACTGAGATCTCGACTATCGATCTTGACTGGGATTCGACCGATCAGATTGAAACATTCTCAGTCACATTTGCATATGACTGGTTTGAAATTGATGGTGGTAACACCGGTATTGTCGGTTAATAAATACTATATCATATATCATAAGAAAGTGAACAGCTAATGCAGCTATTTGGGTTTGAAATTAAGAAGAAGGTCGAAGAGCCAGAAGCAGTCTCGTTTGCTCCTAAGCAAGTAGATGATGGTGCTATGGTTGTGCAGGCTGGTGGTGTTTATGGCACCTACGTTGATATGGACGGCAGCATTAGAACTGAGACTGAGCTTGTCACCCGTTATAGGGAAATGGCAACTCATGCTGAAATTGAACAAGCTATCGATGATGTTATTAACGAAGCAATTGTTGGCGACTCAGAAGATGAGCCTGTTTCAATTGTACTAGATGATCTTGATCAACCAGATAAAATCAAAACGTTAATTCAAGAAGAGTTTGATAACATCCTTGCTCTTCTTGAATTTAACGACTACAGCTTTGATATCTTCAAGAAGTGGTATGTTGATGGTCGTCTTAACTATCATGTAATCATTGATGCAGATAATGTAAGAGATGGTATCAAAGAACTACGTTATATTGATCCTCGTAACATTCGTAAAGTTCGTGAACACAAAAAGAAGAAGACCGACAGGGGTGTTCCTATTATTCAGGAAGCTAACGAGTACTACATCTATAATCCTAAGGGGTTCGTAAAGGCTGCGGGTGCAACGGGAACGAATTCACAAGGCATTAAGATCGCCAAGGATTCAATTGTTAATCTGACAAGCGGTATGGTCAATCCTCAAGGCGACTTAGTTGTTTCGTACCTACATAAGGCAATCAAGCCTCTCAACCAGTTAAAGTCGATGGAAGACTCTTTGGTCATCTATCGTATCAGTCGTGCTCCAGAACGCCGCATCTTTTATATTGATGTTGGTAACCTTCCTAAGATGAAGGCAGAGCAGTATCTTCGTGATATTATGACTCGCTTTAAGAA